AATGACCTAGATCTAGCTAGAGATAGATTAAGTGACAGTAGTTTTGTTAGTAAATTGCACATAAGAGAAAGAGATATTGATGATGCTACTGGTGATTACGTCTACTCCGAAGGAGCTAATTACACTGTTGAACGATTGATGCCTACTCCGTTCGATCTTACTCTTAAAGTTGACATTTGGTCGACTAGTACCGAGCAAAAATTACAAATACTAGAGCAAATACTAGTATTATTCAATCCTAGCCTTGAACTACAAACCACTGACAATTACATTGACTGGACTTCTATTAGTGTACTAGAATTACAAGATGTAACATTCACTTCTCGAAGCGTACCGACAGGTACAAATTCTGCAATCGATGTAGCTACGCTTACACTCAAAACTCCTATCTATATTAGTCCACCAGTTAAGGTTAAAAAGTTAGGTATTATTACTAATATTATTAACAATATTTTTGAAAACAAAAGTGATCCACATCTAGATTATATAGATGGACTAGCAACAGACATAGCAGTTGGTCAAGTTGATCCTATAAACAAAATGTTTGATCAACGAGTAAGCGTGGGAAATTTTGATATTCTAGTTGAAACTACAATAATTAAAGCTCGCAACACTACTATAGGAATAAACAATTGGTTAGCATGGGATATGATTGTGCAGCAGTTTCCTGGTAAATTAACTAGCGGATTAAGTAAAATATATTTAAGACAGCCAAACGACACAGAAGTAGTAGGGTCTATAAGTTTTCATCCTACAGACCTAACAATGTTAGTAGCTTCCTGGGATCCAGATACGTTTCCGTCTAACACTGCTATTCCTGGTCCAGTAAGACCTATTAACGAATACGGTTTTTTTGATGCTATTGTAGATCCTACTACATTTAATCCAAAACGACCAAACAAAGAAAAAACTGATCAGCCGATAGCTGCTGGAAAACGTTACTTATTAGTAGACGGTATTGGTGGAGCAATCCGTGATAGATTTACGTCGTCAAATAGAACTAATCTAATACATACAAATACTCTTGCTAAAAAAATCAACGATCATAAATTATATGTAAACGGTGTTGAAGTAATTTCAAATCCTCAACCTGATCCTGTATATTATGACAAACCTTCTAAAAATTTTACAGGGCCAGCACAAAATGCTACATTTGATGTAACTATACATTTAGCTACAGCATCTTATAGTGCAGTAATTAATAACACAGGGACAGGATATGCCCCTGGTGATAAAGTGCGGGTTAGAGGTAGATTTTTAGGCGGTGTTAATATCACAAACGACTGTTTAATTACTGTACTAACAGTAAATGGCAGTGGTTCAATTTTAACATTTAATGTTAAGGGTATTCCGCCTGATAGAGAATTTATTATCGTTGCTTCTAACATGATAGATCCAGACGATGAAATCGAGTACGAGTTAAATGTAAACGAAGACGGTCCAGATGCGTGGAAAAATTCTAACGGCACTGATGGTTTAGCCGAAGCTAATGACATTATTGAATGGGATGGTACTAAGTGGGTAGTAATTTTTAGTGCTGACGAGGTTACTGATAACATAGTATACCAAACTAATTTCTATACAAATACACAGTATAAATGGAACGGTGTACAATGGAGCAAATCATTTGAGGGCGAGTATAAGAGGGGACAATGGAGAATAGCTCTATAAAAACCGTTGAATGCTCTGGTGCATTAATTTGTTCTAAATCTACAAAAAGATTTTTGTTATTACAAAAAGCTGAAGGTAAGCATACAGGGTACTGGGGATTAGTTGGCGGCACTCATATAGACGGAGAGTCGGCATGGCAGGGATTGTCACGAGAAATCAAAGAAGAAATAGGCGAACAATCAATTACTAAAACTATACCTTTAGAAAAATTTGTTAGTAACGACCAACATTTTAAATTTCAAACTTATTTTTGTTTAGTAACAGAGGAATTTATTCCGCAACTAAGCTCTGAACATTGTGCATGGGGTTGGTTTGATTTAAAGCATTTACCTAAGCCTTTACATAAAGGCCTAGATTTAAGTTTAAGAAATCGTCATCTAGAAAACAAAATTTCTACAATTATTGATATAATTGATGTGCTTTAGTGTTTTGTATATAATCATGCTGTAGCCCTTGGAAGTCTTTTCCACGCCAACGTACATATTTTAAATCAGGCATATTAACATGCGATCTATAATCAGCAAATTTATAATGTGTTAATTCCATTCTATGAGCTGTAACACTCATTTGATTTAGTTTTTCAATAGCCTTATCAATCATTGGTTGAGATAGATTTTTTCTTGCTACTTCAGGTGTAATTTGATTGGTACCTGCTAAGATCCAGCACCATATAGTCCACCCAGCAGCTCCTGGGTATCCTGGAAAATCATAAATTGACGGAATACGAGATTTACATGTTTCACGTAAATTTCTATTAAAGTCAGTAAGTGTGTTACCTGCAGAAATATACTTCCAAAACTCACTGTCATCTCTGCCTCCTAAGTAATGACTAACTAAAAATTCTTTATAGTCATCAAACATTCCGTTAACTCTTTTGTTATACAAGTTAATAGAAGCAGGATTTAGTGTGTCTTCTTTGTTATCTCTTAAAAATTCAAAACAAAAATGTTTAATTTGTTGAATAGTACTATGAATACTAGTTGCTTCTAAAGGTTCTGCAAATGAACTAGCTAGTCCTATAGCTAAACAATTTTTTACCCAGGTATTTTCTAATCTACCAGTGTCAAATCTAAATTTGTTAATAGGTGTAATACTATGGCCTAATGCTTGTTCTATCTCAGCGTGAGCTTGGTCAAACGATATAAAATCTTCACAGAATGTATAACCACATCCTTTTCGTGTTTGTACACTAGCTTCCCAGTACCATCCAGCTTTTTGTGCCCAGGCAACACTATAAGGCTTTGGTGCCTCATTTTCTTTATAATCAATAAAGAACGGTAACCCTGCATTTATTGGTAACCATTTTTTGTAACTAACCCATTTAGTTTCTAGTTTGTTCATTAGGATTCTTGAGAATCCAGATGCATCGATAAAGAAATCACTTTCATGTACGCTTTGATCTTCGAATAACAATGAGCTAATATTACCACTTTCGTCTAACTTTACGTCTACAACTTTTTTGTCAATTAATTTGCAATTACTATTCTTTAAAGTAACATTTTCTAAATAGATAGCTGCTTCTTTTGCGTCAAAGTGAAAGGCATGACTAGTTTCTTCAAATTCATGCGTAATTTTGCTTATAGGTGAAATGTCGTATTCAACAAGATTACCCATAAAAGCACCTAAATGTTTTTTATCATGATTTTGTGCTACCAAATATGTAAACACATCGTCGGGAATATTACAAGTTGTTAATGTTCCATCAATAGGGCCTAAGTATCCTTTGTTAATATCGTTAGTCCAACCTTTATGATAGATTGCATACTTAGGCATAGCTTTTGTTTTTCTTAAAAAATCTAAAGGATCAATTCCAAGGTCTCCGTAGAATCCGCAAACCAAGGCAGTCAATGCCCCAGTGACAGCTTCACCTGCTCCTAAAATTCCTACACTTTTAGATGCTACCACACTAAATGTATGATTAGGATGATTCTTACATAGCATAAGAGCTGCTATCCATCCTGCTGTTCCACCGCCTAAAATTGTTATATGCATAAATTGACCCTTGATAAATAAAGTGCTAATATTATTTATGAAATGCTTAAAATAGAAACAGTTTTTACGAGCTTTATTGCATCTACATCACTTACAGAAATTGACAATAATGAGCTTATAAATTATTGCTACCACTGTAAAGAGAACTCAACCGGTGTTTTAAAAAGCAATGCAGGCGGTTGGCAAAGTGATTCGCTATCTATTCCGAATGCAGAAATAGGAAAACTAGCGGATTTGATTCATCACAATCTTACAAAAGTTGCCGAGTGTTGGAAACTTAAGACAGAAAAAAATACAATATCGTTAGAAAATATTTGGATTAATATTAATCCAGTGTCTGCTTTTAATAGACCACATGTACATCCAAAGTCTATTTTTTCAGGAAGCTATTATGTTAAATCTGATGAGCAAGTTGGAGGTGGCATAGTATTTTTACATCCTGCTATAAATTTTCAATATCATATTAATCCCGATATTGTTACTGACTGGAATGATTTTACATCCGGCACATGGCGTATTCAACCTAAACCAGGAGACTTAATAATATTTCCATCGTTTTTAAATCATTATGTCGAACCTAACTTGTTAGATTCTGACAGAATCTCAATAGCATTTAATGCAGGAATATCCGGACTATGACAAAATTTGTAATTTTAGGTGGTGGCACGGCAGGTTGGATTACCGCAATATCTATGCAAAAATTGCTACCCCAAGCTTCTATCACGTTAATTCAGAGTAAAGAAATAGGTATAATCGGAGTAGGTGAAGCTACTACTCCGCATCTAGTAAAATGGTTAAAAGATCATGATATTGATCATTTAGATATGATACGAGTTACCAACGGATCGATAAAAAACGGTATAAGTTTTGAAAACTGGAATGGCGATAATTCTAAATATTTTCATGACTTTACAGAATCTATGTCTTCAACTAACATAGGCACGTTTAGTGATGTAGATTTTAATCATTACTTTCAAGCATTCTTAATTAATAAAAATTTAAACTTTGAAGACTACATGTATCAAATTAAATTATCTAGTAACAACAAGGTTGATTTAAAAAATACAAAATATGCACTACATTTTGATTCAGTTAAGTTTGCGGACTATTTAGAAGATATAGGAAAATCTCGTGGTGTGCAAGTTATCGATGACATATTTTTAGAACCTGTTTTAGATCATAATGGATTTATAAAATCTTTAAAACTACAAAGCGAAAAAATAATTGACTGTGATTTTGTTTTTGATTGTACAGGTTTTTCTCGTTTACTAATAGGAAAGCTATATAAATCTAAATGGCAAAGCTATAGTAAATTTTTGCCTGCAAAAAAAGCAATACCGTTTTGGTTAGAAAATAAAAACGATGTTGCTCCGTATACATCTAGTATTGCTATGAAAAACGGTTGGATGTGGAACATTCCGTTGCAACATAGAATAGGTGCAGGATATGTATTCGACTCAGACTATATTTCTGTAGATCAAGCTAAACAAGAAGCAGAAGAATACTTAGGTCACGAAATTGATATTAGAAAAATTATTTCGTTTGATCCGGGTAGATACGACGAAGTATGGATCAAAAATTGTCTAGCAGTCGGTCTTAGTGCTAATTTCTTAGAACCTTTAGAATCAACATCATTGTGGTTAGCTTTGATGCAGTTAAATAATTTTAAATCGTATATTAACGAAATATTTGATCCTAGTGCAGAATCGCAAAAAACTTACAACAAGATGGTAACAGAAGGAACTGACTTGTGTGCTGATTTTGTATACTTCCATTATCTAACTAAAAGAAATGATAGTTTGTTTTGGCGTGAATTTAGAGAAAAAAATAAAACTCCTGATCATTTAAAAGAATTTATTCATAGAATAGAGTATGCTAATTTAAGACCATTAGATGTAACAAATGTGTTTGCTACCTGTCATTTTCCTATATATAGTTTTTTATTAGTTGCTCACGGACTAGATATGTTCAAACAAAAATTTAAACTAGCATTTTATGAAGATATATTTCAATCTCTTGATTTATATAAAAAGATATTAAATGATATGCATAGCGAAGCTCCATATCATAAAGATTTATTACAACATTTACAAAGAGGACCTGTATGATTACTTTAGGTATTCAAAAGCATCACCTATCATCTGTATGCTTATTAGAAAATAATAACATTATATATTTTAATCAAGAAGAGCGTCTTTCTAGAATAAAAAGAGATTCTGGGTTTCCTTTAAATTGTATTAAAGAAATTGTTAAATTAAACAAAACTATAGACAAACTAGTAATTACTGGTTACGATTCATACAAAAGTGAAGATATCTCAATAATTTCCTTGCTAAGAAAACTAGGTGTTAAATTTAGTCGAAGATTTTCTTATCATTATAATAATAGAAATCATCACCTTGCTCACGCTGCCAATGCTTTTTATAATTCTGGAATGAAAGATGCTGTAATTGTTGTATGGGACGGAAAAGGATCTTGTTATTCATTAAATAACGGCTATTCTGCATACGAAACTACTACAGTGTTTTTAGCCAAATACCCTAATAATTTTACAGCAATCTATAAAAGATTTTATACTCCTAGAAAAATAGACAATAATACAACAATTATTTGGGATAACGGTTTTGGAGCATCGAAAGAAAACTGGCCAGTCTGGCAAACAAAAAATGCTACAATTGAAATCAGAAACGACTATGATATAGGATTACAGTATGAAGCAATGAGTAGATCATTAGGATTCGACGACGAAGGTGGCAAAATGTTGGGATTGTCTGCTTACGGTAAAGATGATGACTATTTTAAACCTTTTATAAATGAGCAAGGTATTTTTGATATGTCGTCACATTATTTTGATGCTAATTTCAATCATAGACATTTTGCATGGGGTAAGTATTCAGAAGCTATGAATAATCAAGAAAAGCTTTCAAATTTAGCGTACATAACACAAAAGAATTTAGAAACCCAAGGTCTAAATTTTTTAGAGAAAATTTTAAAAAAATCAGGAAGAAACAATTTAATTTTAACAGGTGGTGTATCTTTAAACGTTGTAGCTAACAACTATTATAAAAAGAATCTTCCAAATATTAATATGTATGTAGAACCCACATGTGGTGATGAAGCAAATTGTATAGGTATGGCTAGATATTATTACTATGAAAATTGCGGTAGTACAGAGGCTAATAAACTTAAAAATGTCTATCTATGCGGAGCAGAGCCTACATATAATTATAAAATTCAAGACGGAGAACTTGAATATAAAAATGTTGATGAAGCAACAGTTGCTGAAGTAATTAAGAGCGGAAGTGTTGTTGCATTATTTCAAGGTAAAGCAGAATCAGGACCTAGAGCATTAGGTAATAGATCATTACTGTGTGATCCAAGACTTACAAATGGTAAAGAATTACTTAACGTAGTTAAGGGTAGAGAAGAATTTAGACCGTTCGCTGCCTCTATACTCGAAGAAGAAGCTAATAAATGGTTCGAACTGCATGGGTTAGAGTCTAGTCCATTTATGATGTTTGCATTAGATGCTAAGGATAATGCTAAAGAACAAGTTCCAGCTGTAGTGCATGTCAATGGTACTTGTAGAATTCAAACAGTAAATCAAAATCAAAATATAGTTTTCTACAATTTAATTTCAGAATTTTATAAAAAAACTGGCATTCCTATGTTAATGAACACTAGTTTTAATCTTAGCCATGAACCTATTATTGAGACAGTAGAAGGTGCATTTGAATCATGCAGGAATTCTGGGATTAATTATTTGTATATGCCAGATATCAAAACGTTGATATACTTTAAATAATTACCAAACCCACTGAACAAAACTATATCTAGTTCCTGTTATGACAGGTTTAACTTCGTGCGGATATAAAAAATTACTTGGGAAGATCATTACGGAACCTGCTGGAAGGTCTATTTTTTCTTCGTTCCACATTATGAATTCGCCGCCTGTATAATCATTATTTAATGAACCAACAATTGACAATATCGGTATGCCTTTTCTTTCGCCGTCAAATAAAGAATGTATATGATCACAGTGAGGCATCATATTTGTATTTTTATCGTATCTGTTGAACCGAGCAGTAGTAGTGGCATGAAAGCTACCATACCATGGAAAGTTAAGCTCTTGTTGATAATGCGTTACTAGTTGTCCTGTTGCATTATGTATATTATAACTTTCTGGTATTTCACTAAATGATACTGATAAATCAGTATCAGTACTTACGTACTCTCCAGTTTGTGTATAGTATCGATGAACACCCCATTCAACTGTATTAATTGAATTAAGTATTTTGGTACAAAACTCTTCATCAAAGTAATTATGATATACTTTGCAATAGTTACGTAAATCGTAATTCATGGTAATATTAACTCCGATAACTCAATGCCTGGATTTATATGTCCTCTAATAAATGTATTAAATGACAAACTGATTCTTGTTTTACGTTTTGGTGAAGGCAAAACAGATTCAACAGTATGTTTTAAGGTCGATGGGAACAATACTAATTGTCCAATATCAACACTATAATACCAGGTATTTGAATTAAAAGGATTATATTGTACAGGAATTATATCAATATCTTTAGTAATAGTTTTTACAAAAGTAATTTTATCAACGGTTGGATCTGCATCAAAATAAAAAACTCCGCTAACAATGCTATTTGGGTGTGCATGTACATGATGCTCTTCACCAACTCCACTGTGATTAATCCACGATTGGGTAATATATAGTTCTACTTGACCTGATGGGCTATAGATATCATGAAAAAATTTCTTTGCTTTAGAATCTAACCAGTTACCTAATTCTTTAAACATAGGATTTTTAAGAACATATGTCTCAGAAGAACTACGATTAGAAACATTTTTTCTTAAAGAAACGGATCTTGCGTAATCTATTTCTTCAGTTGTTAAAGACCTATGGAATTTGTCCAGCATTACTGGAATAGGAAATACCATCTCAATTGACATTAAAAACCCCTCTTGTTAATGATACAAAATCTTTATGATTAATACAAACAGTATTGCCGTCTTGATATTTTAAATAGTCAAGTTGTTTTTCAGATTCAGCGTGTATATACGGATTTTGTGCCTTGTACTCTTTTCTAATTGATTCTTTATCAAAATGATCTACACCGTTAAGAGCTAATGTAAAGTTATCAGCATGGAACAATACATATGATGATAGGTGTGAGAAATCTTCAGCTATAGGAAGTCTATGTTTCCATATATCTAAATTTTCTTGTAAAGAATCTGGTAGTTTGATTTGATTATACTCTTTCCAAAAGTTTGTTTTTTCACTTTTGTTTAGATAATGTATTATAATAAAATCACGAATGTTTTCAAGTATATCAGTAAAACTTCTATTATATTTCTTTATCGATTTATCATCGTAAAATGGCAAGTGATGCATTAGTACAAATGCTTGTTGGATAGTTGTGGATATACTAGTTGCTTCTAAAGGCTCAATAAAACTTCCGCTTAGTCCTACAGCTACACAATTTTTGATCCAAGACTCTTTAACCTGACCTGGATCAAAAGTAATAACTTTTCTCACATCAATATCTTTAAAATATTTTGATTCAACTTCTTGTTTAGCTTGCTCTGGTGTTATGTGATTATTATCAAAAACATATCCGTTTCCGTATCGACCGTATGTTGGAATTCTAAACATCCATCCATAATCCATTGCTTGAGCAAGCACTGTTACTTCGTAATTTTCAGTATCAGGAGTTTGAAATACTATTGCTGAATTAGTTTTTAAATATTTTGAAAAACTCTGCCATTCGCATCCTAGTTTATTCATTAGTAATCTCTTGAAACCTGTACAATCTAAATAAAAATCGTATTCATAGGTAAGTTTGTTACCTTTTAAATTTTTAATGTTTCCTTGATCGTCTAAAAAGATTTCATTAATTTCGTCGTCATAGAAATTAATACCAAATGATTTAGCTATTGAAGTGAGATATTCGTTTAGTTTATAAGTATCAAAATTAAACTGGTTAGCAGGCCATACTTCAGGTTTATTAAGAAGGTGTTTTGGTAATTTGTTATTCTTTATAAAATCAGGTGCTAGATAAGAATTATCTTCTGCTATTTGTTTAGCATATATAGGAGAATATTGTCCCCATTTTTTTGCAAAATCTGGATTAACATGATGTATCCATGTTTTTTTGCCCCAGCCTTTAAAAGTTATACCTGTTTTGTAAGTGGCATTACAAGCTACTAATGCTTCAACGTGATTTATTCCTACAAAAGTACAAAATTCTCTCCAGTGTTCTGTACTGCTTTCGCCTACACCAATAATACCAATGTTTGAAGAATGGACTATGTCTACTCTAATGTTTAACTTTTTCTTAAGAATTATTCCGGCTATTAAGGCTGCTGTGCCGCCGCCCACAATTAAGATTGAGTTTGTATGTTTCATCTTTTATTTACGTTAAAAAAATTCATCATAAATATTTTCATGAATTTTAAAATTGTTGATGATTTCTTAAACAAAACAGATTTTGAAAAGTTGCAAGATGTTTTGTTAGGGTCGCATATCCCTTGGTTTCAAAATGAGTATATTGTAAATCATGCTCTTCTAAATAATGCTGAAAAAAGTGACTTACCATCTTATTACGATTATCAGTTTACACATTCATTTTATAGGAACTATTCAATGTGCAGTGAGTTTTTTCAAGTATTAGATCCCATCTTGATAAAACTTAATCCTTCAGCTATATTAAAAATAAAAGCTAATCTTATACCTAGAGCAGATAAAATTGTTGAACACCAGTTACATACAGATATATTAAATTTCAAAGGAAAAACTGCGGTATTTTATCTTAACTCTAACGACGGTTATACACTATTTCAAAACGGTGAGCGAGTACATTCAGTAGCTAATCGAATGGTAATTTTTGACTCTAACATTATGCATACTGGTACAACATGTACTAATGCAAAAAATCGTTGTGTAATAAATTTTAATTTTTATAATTGGGACGTTACTTAAATTTAGGTCCGTATATCCAAGATACTAAAGATTTCCTAACACCGCGTGTTACTGGTGTAACTCTATGAAATAAAAACGAAGGGAATATAATTAATTTTCCTTTTTCTTTAGGTATAGTAACAGGACTGTCGAGCGAGGTACAAATTAATTCAAAATCTCCGCCTTCGTAGTCGTCATTTAACCAAACAACTAATGATAGTTTTCTTGTATCTATGTCAGTAGGCGGCATCTCTCCCACATACATATCAACGTGCCAGTCATATTTTCCATTTTCACTAGCATGATACTCGCTATACTGTAAAGTATCATATCCGTTAATATCAAAATTAAAAAATCTAGTATTTAAATTATCAATAATAGGATTTAGTCTATCAAATATCCATTGAGTTTGTTCAGTACAAGTACAAAAGCTAACTTTAGATCGGCGTATATCTTTATCAATAACTCCAACATTTCCAGATATCATTGAATCAGTTAACGAATCGTTGGCCATAATTCTTTGAATCTCACTTAATTCTCGATCATTAAAAACACCAGTCCAGTAACAAAAAGGCTGTGTTATTAAAGATCTAGATCTAATTGAATTTGATATACCTTTGTAATTACTCATAAAAAACCCTTGATAATATTAGTTATCAAGGGTTAGTTAAAATCTAAGTAATATTGATTACGGAAGAGGGAACGGAGGAGGTTCTTGCATACTTGAATTAGGTGAATCTGAATTTTTCACCCAATCTGATGTTTCTTCGTTCCATACCCAGTGTCCAGGTTCTAAAGGAAGAGGTTTGCGTCGAATTCCTCCAGTGCCTTCAATCCATTCAGGTCTTTCTGGCGGTATTACCTCTATCCAGTTTTGATTAGCATCACTCCAAAGATACCCCTTGCCGTCTGTTGGGTGTGGTATAGGAGGAATGAATGCACATTGGATTTCATCAAACACCCATGTTGATCGACGAGTAGCATTGCCTTCGTCAGCTAGAAAATTCGTTCTAGCTCTAGTTTGTTTTAATAACTTTTCTTCGTCGGTCATTTCACGCTTAATCCATTGATCTTTTACAGTATCCCCAACAACAACATATACCGGGCCGTTTACAATTTCATAAGGTCCTTCTGTATGAGGTTTTTGAACTCTTTCAAATCTAGCTAACCAGTCTGGTAAGTTATCAAAATCTACATCTGGAAATGAAGATTCAATATTACTTCGCAACATAGGATGATCTACCGGACGTCCGTTTAACATTCTAATGTATAGTTCTTCATCCATTATAGATCTCCTGTACCTGTACTTGGATATGCTCTAGTTACAGTTGTACCCCAAATAACCCTAACTGCTCCTGAGCCACCGTTACCTGATGATGCAGGCCAGCCTGTTCCTGGACCTCCGCCGCCGCCGCCGTATGTTCCGCCGTAAATGTTATTAGATTCTACGCCACTATAACTCCATGGGTTTTGTCCCCATAAGCCTAGCTGGCCACCTGATCCGCCAAGACCGCCGCCGCCTGGACTATTTTGTCCGTTCCATGGAGTATAAAACCCTTGTCCAGGATTCCCTTGTCCATAAATTCCAACACCTCCACCACCGCCTGTTCCGAGGTGTGAACTATGATGGAATCCGCCTGCACCGCCACCTCCAGCTGGAGCCCATTCGTTTAAGTTGCCGCCTCGGCCAGTATATCCGCCTGCACCACCACCTCCAGTCCAATCAGTAGCATTACCACCAGCACCACCACCACCGCCTGTATAGCCACCGCCGCGTCCGTTACTACTAGGGCCGCCTGTTTGTCCTGACCACCCTGATCCGCCACCGTATCCTGATACTGTAGCTGTTGATTGAAAGTAACTAGTTCCGCCGTTACCACCGTTGCCGCCACCACCTCCAACTACTACTGTATAACCAGTGCCTGGTGTTACTGGAATATTGTTTGCCCAACCTGTTCCAGCTCCGGCGCCGCCGGGGTTTGCCCAGTTGTCTGTGCCACCACCACCACCGCCGATAGCTAGAACGTTAACTGTAGTTACCGGACTAGGTGCAGTCCATGTGTATGTTCCTCCACTAGTATAATTACTTTGTCCTGGGGGGAACGGGGGTGCAATTGTTGCAACTCTATTCCAACCAGTACCATTCCATATTTCGGCTGCACTTTGATCTGTGTTATATCTAATGCTCCCGGCACCATTTTGGCCGCGTTGTCCAGTATTACCAACAGGTAATCTTAAATAACCTGCACTAGCAATCGTTGTATCTTGTAATGTTGCCATGTTTAATTCTTTCCTTTTATACTATCAAGTTCATGTTTTAATGATTTAACTGCTTCAATTAAGTAAGCAGTAATTTTTGTATAGTAGACTGTTTGAGGATTTCCTTTACTATCTCTACCAACTAATTCTGGTATAATCTTATTTACATGTTCTGCAATCAAGCCTGCTTCAAATGTGTCATCGGCTGTTCTAAAATAAGTTACGCCTGTTAAATTTAGAATTTTGTCTAGAGCATTTTCAATTGGAGTTATATCTCTCTTTAATGTTTCGCTAGATGTTTCTGAAATACTGCCAGCAACTAATGAGCTACCAACGTAACAGTTTTGACTAATACCAACACCACCTGTAACAACCAGTGTACCAGAACTAGTGTTAGAACTACCAGTGTTACCTGTAAATCTTACACTTGCGCCACCTACAAATAAGTTTTCACTAATACCAACACCACCAGTGACAACTAGTGTACCTGATGCTGTATTGCTTGAACTAGCATTTTGTGTAAGTGTTACTGAATTATTTGCTGTTAGAGTTGTAAAAGCAGCAGAGCTTCGAGTAACTGTTCCGATTGGTGTATCTTGCATACTAGCTGCATCGATATAACCACCTACCCATAAATTTTCTGTACAACTAGCACCCCCTGTTACTCTTAGTGTTCCAGTTGAAGTGTTAGTAGCACTTTGGTTAGCTGTTAATGATACTGTATTATTAGCACTTAAAGTAGTAAATGCTCCGGTATTTGCAGAGTTTGCTCCAACTGTACCTGTAAAATCAGCTGCATTAATTCTGCCTCCAACACCTACTCCTCCTGTAACAACTAGTGTACCACTTGATGTGCCTGTACTTGCAGAGTTAGCTGTAAATCTTACAGCAGAACCTCCTACATATAAGTTTTCGCTTAATCCAACACCGCCTGTTATAACTAAGGTACCAGTTGTTGTACTTGTACTAGTAACATTATCATCCATTAAAATACTAGCGGCTGCTTTTGTAGCATGACTAGTACCTCGCATGATCAAAGTGCCGCTGCTGGCTGTTGATCCGTTTTGTGTTGGGGCTGTTAATGTTCCAGTAAACGTTGCAGTTGTACCAACAACTATGTTACCTTCTGTATTAACAATAATATAGTTTGAACCATCTGATACTATAGTCATTGAGGCGCCAGCTTCAATTGTTTGAAATGCACCACCAGTAAAGCCTGGTCCTCGAAGTTGTCCTACTGGCGTTGCTAAAGTTATAGCTGCCGACGATCCATTATAAAATACCTGTGTAGTCCCCGGAAACGATACAGGGCTAGCAACAGTAACAGTATAGGCCCCTGCGCCTGATAAAGTAACTATTCCCCCAGTAAACGCATAGCTTAGTATCGTTGTTCCCGAGATTACAAGGGTCCTAGGTCCTGTATTAAAACGTGCCATATTTTTATCTCACTTCAATTATGTTGTTGGTGTTTCGATGCCATACACTGTACATCCAACATTAGCTGCGGATGAATATACTACAATATTTAGCCCGGCTTGCATAACTAAACCTGTGCGCTCAAAAACGCCGTTTGGAATAATAATAGTATCGTATTCCATCCACTCTTCATTATTTGGTGTTCCTGATGCAGCCATTGCTAGTCTAAGTGTGATAGTACTTGACGCATTTCTATTTGTGATAGACACGTTACAGACTGCATAATAGCCTGTCGGTACTGTATAAACTGTTGTGTTGGTTGTTGCTGGTATTGCAAAAACGCCTAGTCTTCCTGTTGCCATGTTTTATATCTCCATTATCTTGATAAAAAGTATCCTAAAGCTACAGGAGCTCCGTCAATGCCGCCTGTAAAGTTCATCTTTGATTTGATGTTTAATTGTGCTCCTGTTGTTGTAGAAATACTGTCGTTAGCAATATAAACTACACCAGCTGTAAGTGTATTTACGTTCAATGAGCTTTGTCCGCCACCAATCTGTGCAGTAATGTAAGCTTTAATTGCTCGTTGAGTTGGTAAAATACTATCGCTATTAGCAGTAAAATACGGGTCTGTTGAGAACTGCGTAATAACTGCACTTCCAACACCGATATTTAACTGTCCTAACTGCAAACTCTGTAGACCGCTTAGATTAAACGCATCTGCGTTCAATGTAGCAGTACCTGTTGACTGTTGAACTCCGAACAATCCGCCAACGTTAAAGTTACCGTCTTGGTCAGTACTTGTAAAGAAGCATCGTCCACCACCACTAGCTTTTGTTTGTACTGCAATACTAGCAGTAGTAGGATCAACAAATGGATAGTTAGTTTGTGCTTGATTACCAGTACCGATATACAAGAAGTCATGTCCTGTTAAACGAACTTGACTGTACTTAATAGTAGTAGTCATTCCGTCACCGTCAATAGGTGCTTCTAATGTGGTTAATCCTGGACTAATTTGGAATGTACCAGTAAACTCGCCTGGGTCACCTAAGACGTTTGTTACTGCTACTAGTTTAAACCAAACACCAGGAATAGAATCAAACACAACGTTTGAACCAGCCTGTGGTACTTCGTATAAGTTTCGTACACTAACAAATGTTAATGGCTGGTAGTAATCAGCTCGGCCGTCTCCTGATACATCGGCAGTTGCAGTTGTATAGCTTGTACCTCTATTAGTAAAGCTTGGATTTCCTAAAGCACCATTACCTGTGCGAGGATTTAACGAAGCACTTTGAACTCTGTTTGGATCAAACTGAGTGTGTATTGGACCTGCCTTATATGTACCTGTTAGCCCTGTAGCAGTAGTTAATACCACTGGAGTTGAGCTGCCAGAAACTAAGCTGACTTTAAATTGTGTACTTGTAATAGTTGAACCTATTACATAATAAATTTTCTCTGTTACTAATCCGTAAGAATCAAGTCCTGCAAATATAATTGGTTGAGAATCTACTAGATTTGTAGTTATACTAGCTGTAATCAAGTTTGTACTTGCTGTTGTAGCAGACACAGCCCCTTGAGGATATCCACTACCAGGTTCAACCATTCTAGTTTCAACTACGCTACCAGATGCAGCTTTCATACGACCTAATGCCTTAACACCTGTTCTAATTAATCTGCCAGATGTAGCGTTTGCAACCATGTGCCATAACGGTACACTATTAGGGTTACCTAAAACTATATCTCTCCAGGCCGCACTTACACCTGCATCTCTCTCAGTCCAAAAAACACCATCAGTACTTGTCGCAAAGTATTGAGATGTGTCAGCTACTGCAACAAATAATCCTTGACCGTATTTGATTCGCACCCAGTTTCTGTTAGGAATTCCTGCGCCGACTGTTGTAGAATTAGTCCATGTTATGCCGCCGTCGTAACTGTATGCTGTAACGCGACTATTTGCACCAACAGCAACAAATCTACCATTACCGTATGCAACACTAGTCCATGTTACTCCTGCTGGTAGATTTCCTCCTGCTGTCCATGTTGTACCGTTAGTACTTGTAGCAGTAGCAGTAGCAGTAGATATTGCAACAAAGCGACCGGCTCCGTATGCAACTGCCCTATATGTCCCGGATCCTAATGTTGGAATAGTTCTAGTAGTCCATGTAATACCATCACCACTTGAAGCCGCAGCATTTGTGCCGCCAACTGCAACATATATTCCTGCATTCGGAGTTCCGTGCGCTAATCCTACAAAAGTTGATGCCGCTAACGAGCCACCTGCTGTCCAGTTAGCTGTTGCTACTGAAGTTGCTGGTAGGTAATTAGTACCAGTACCACCGCTTTGAATACAGACAAATTTTGCTGTTGGATCTGTAATTGTTATTGTTGGAGTTGAACTATACCCTGCACCTACATAATCTAATGTAATTGTGTCAATACCTTGATTAGCTAGTGTAGCATTAGCTGTAGCTTGTGTACCTACATAAGTTAATCCAACACCATATGTAGCACCTGAACCAGTTCCTGTTGTAAATGTTGGGGCTGTAGAACTAAATGTTCCGCTAGCTGTGGCTTGATAGTAATTAGTTCTATATGGTGAAATACTAATATTTTGATAAGCATACACCGTACCACTTACAGCACTTCCGCTATCAGTCCATGCACTTGCACTAGGGAACGGACTGCTAATAGTAACTGCCGGAAGTGTAGTATATTTTCTACCTTTAGTTAGAATTGTAATTTTACTTACTCTATCTGTTACAGCAGTGACAGTTGGCGGATTTAAGTAGCCTGATCCGTTAACAGTTCCTTCAAAATTAATAGGATCTAAATAAACTTTGTCAATTTTTCCATCTCTAACTGTAGCCAGTGCAACTGCACCTGCACCACCGAGTGTAGGAGTAAACACCAGTGTAGGAGGCGTAGTATAGTTACGACCACCGTCAATAAATCTTACACCCACAACTTGGTCAGCGCCTGGCATACCTACGCTATTAGTTTCTCCCATAATGGCTTCTAATATAGCGCCTTCACCACCTAGTCCACCTATTCTAGCTGTAGCTGTTGCACCTTCACCTCCACCAAATACAAGTTCAGAAGGAGCAAAACTGATAGTACCACCTACACTCCATGTAGTTCCATCTGTGGAATACCTTGTTGCGCCAGCTGCTGCTGGTATTACAACATATCTTTCTACACCGAACGTAGTTCTAAAATGATCTTGTGACGAACCATTCATTGTTGTTGCAACTGAATTGTAACCTGGATGTGTAAAATGAATTCTTGGTTCAATTACATATGAACTTGATAAATCAAGTGCTGCTTGTATTGGATAACCTGGAATTACATGATCCCAACCAGCTTGCAATAATGTCATTGTACCAGTGCCGGTTGTTACGTTAAATGTTGCACCGCCTTGTGTTTCACTAATAGTAAACTGTGTAGTACCATTTAATGCTTTTACATAATATAAAGTATTAGCTGTAACTCCACCGAATGCAGTTCCGGTAAAATAAATTGGCATGTTAACATATAAGTTTGCATTAGAACTAATGTTTACATAGTCACCAGTATCAGTAGTTGAAGTAATTGTTATTGGTTCCCAGCTGTCTTTAAATATTTGTGCAACTTTTGTACCGTTATTGTAAGTTAATACATTACCGTATTGGCCTACACCTGTACCTGCTGTTATCTGAATACGCATACCTACATATGCTGTAGCTAGAGCAATATCAGTAGCAGCAATAGTAATGCTTACTCTGTCTCCGCCTTGAGCAGCATTTAGAGCATTGACATAGTTTGTTCCGCCTACATCACTACCGTTGTCAGCATCATAAATTCGTGTTTCAAATACTGCTCCGTCTCTAAACTCATCACCAACTGCGACGGCATTAATACCGTCGCCGCTAATACCAAAGTCTGCATTAGTGTAACCTTTACCTGCGTTTTGGAATTCTACTCTCCACACTTGTTGTAGAGAATCAGTAATAGTTTCTGTAATAGTAGCCTGTGATGCTTTATTGTCAAGTTCAGCTAGAATAGGTGTTTCAAATGTATCTGTACCTTCAGCAATAGTACCAAAACTTCCATATGAACTATTACCGTTAGTAGCACGAATACGTCCGCCTAAGTCTGCTAAGTACCCAGCATATGAGTAATATGCGAATACCGAAACAAGTTCTGTTAAGCTGTTAGCTCCAGAACACCATACGCCGATACCGTCTGATATAATTGTTGTAAAGTCGTTCTTAACCATTGAACGATTTCCGCCTGCATGTATAGCACCGTCGATCTTAGCACCAGAACATCCTGTACCAAATAATGATACGTTTTGTGAATAGTGCGAACGTGTGTTAACCCATACGCTTTGATCATTTGGACCAAATCCTGGATTTAGAGCAACATAAGCACCTGCGGTTGGACGTTTTGTACCGTAATCATTTTCTTCTGTTAAGGTACCGTTTAGACCGTTAACTGTACAATTACGTAAACCTGTAGCATTGCTCACGTAGAACATATTTGAAAGCTGAGATCCGTTTATTGCATTTAAGTATAGTTCGGCTGCACGTAAAGATCTATAATTACCAGTGTAAGCTAGATCATATACCATAGCTTCTATATATTCTCTCATATCACGTTTGCACAAATCAATATCAAAGCTATATCGAACAGTCATTGATCCAGATCCATCGGCAACTGGTAATAAAGTACCGCCAGGAGTTGAAGATAGCGTGAATGTAGTCGGAGTTGGGACAGCTATAATATAATACGTTATACCAACTGATACGTTACTACCAGTAATTGGTGTTCCACTAAATTCTACCGGATCGCCCACAACAAAATTATGAGCAGCACTGGTTGTAAATCTGCCAGTTGATGCTGTTGTAGTTGTAACAGTTCCCCCGTAATTCTGAGTAATCCAGGCAGTTGACTCTGCTGCTAAAAATTCTTTGTTTATTTTTAAAATTTCAGCTGTGTTAAAAATTCCTACATCGTTTTCATAAGTCATAGTACCAAATACTTCTGAAGTACTTCCGATACCGTTAGATAAAATGTTAACAATAATATCCATTAACCATTTAATTCTCTTATGAGCTGTTGTACCTATTGTAGCATAACTTAAAAGTTTTGTCTTAAGATATCTAAATGCAGCAATTGTAGCAGATTTTTGTTCTCCTAACACTAATGATGCTGCTGCTCTATAATAACTTCTTGCCGCAGTAATTGTTCTATAAGTACTTGAGAACATCATATCAAATGTTACTGCTTGTATAATGTAACCTAAATCGCGTTCACAAGTTGTAACACTATAATTTAAAGTCGGAAAGTTTTGACTAATATAAGAAGTTATATCGCTAATAACACTGCTTCTGTTTAAAGATATAGAACTGTTAATAGTTGTTAACGATGAATCAACCCATGTGATTAAAGGATTTGTTACAGTTGCTGCTAGGATAGATAACCCAGTACCGTTAGTAAATGCTGTTATAGCAGCTCCGCCATATGTTAAAGATAATGTAAGTGTGGTTGGTAACGGAATAGACTCTACATAATATATTTGATCGATGTTTAATCCGTTTGCTGTAACCTGAGGAGTTATTTGATCTCCGATTTTAAGTCCGTGATTTGTACCAGTAGTAAGTGTTGTTCCGCCAGCAATTGTAGTAATTGTTACACGAGGTACACCAGTTGTTGGACCATTATCAATAATATTTGTAATAAAATCAACAAGAGTACCTAAACTAGTAGCTGTAGCAGCAGAACCTACAGCTTGATTAGTAACTGCACGTACTTGCGAAACAGTATTACCTGCACTAGGAGTTACTGTATTGTCTTGAGCTACTGTTTGAACTACAGCTTTCAATCTGTTGTAAGTATCAATAGTTGCAGCTTTGTCATTAGCATCAATTTGCAAGACTGCTCCGCTGTAGTAGGCTAATCCTGCTACTTGAACCGCAGTGTTACTAGTTGAAGATATACCATACCCATATATTAAATCGTAACGTAGTGCATCTAAAATATAGTCTACATCGCGTTGACATTTTTCTACGTTAAATTCTAACCCTACAAAGTTTGTAGCATTAGCGGTAATTTGAGCTTGTATCCAAGCTGCAATTTCTGCTTTGATAAAATCTTTATTATCTTGTACTAAAACTGCTGCGGCTGCATATGCACTAGATATTGTTGTAGGATTTACAAATTGTGTTCTAGGCACAGAACCACCGTTAATATATCCAGTGATATCACTAACTAAAGAATCTACTCTAGCTGCTCCGCCAACACCTGCAAGCATTTTAGCTTTATATTTTAAGAAATTAATTGCTCCTAACTCTGCACGTAATTGATCTGTCTTAACTTTTAGTGCGCTAGGAGTTGCTCTGTTATAAGCTTTACCTGCTGTAATTGATGCAAAGTTGCTACCAAATACAACGTCATAGCTAATTGCATCAACTAATAATAAGCTATCTCTGCGGCAAATATCTTCATTGAAGTTTAAATCTTGATGGAATTTATAAACCCACCATACAACATCTTGTGCAATTTCTGCTCTCTTAGCTTGAAGTGTAGTAAATGCTAATTGTAAACTAGAACTTGCCCAAGAAATATCTGGAGTAATAGTTGCATTAGCAGTTTCGTTACTGATCCAATCGATAACATCTTGAACACGATCTTGTGCAAATGTTGCTCCTCCAGCAGTACCAGCAGTACCGCTAGTTATTTGAGGTGTTGTATTACCAGCACTAGGTGTTACAGATTGTGCTTGTGCAATTTGTCCTACAATAGTTTTAATTCTAGTATAGGCAGCAACTGTAGCAGGAATTTCTGTTGGCTCAATTGTTGAAACAAAGTTGCTGTAGTAAGCACTACCAACAATTAAACTTTGAGTATTACCGCCATAAGTTAAATCATAAACAACACCGTCAATAATAAATTGTGTATCTCTACGGCATCCTGCTTGGCCTGTTGCGCCTAACGCTAGCCATACAGCATTATAATTTACATTTAAAAATGCTGCAACTTCGTCTTGAATAAATGTTAAGTTTTGACGAATTTGATTTCTAGCATTTAGGAAACCTGCTGTAAATGCGTTATTTGTTCCGCCGGTTGGTATTGGCAAGTTTACTGTAGGTTGAGTGCCGTTACCACTATTAACTAAATCATAGATAACATTACATGCTTCTTCAACACGATCTACGGCGGTCGTACTGCCAACTGACCCAACTTTTGGTTGCATAATACTAACAATAGCAGATTTGACATAATCAATAACTGCTGCTGTTTCGGTTAGCTGACCGTTAATAACTACCAGAGTTGAGGTAATGCCTCTTCTATACTGTCTTCCAGCGGTAATACTTCTAAAGTTTGACTGGAACATGATGTCGTATGCTACTGCGTCTACCATATAGCCGACATCACGAGCACACAGAATTTGATCATACACTAGCGAAGGATATTCACTATTAACAAAATTGATAGCACCTTGTTGAATACCAGCTTTTAATTTACTAATAGCATTTTTTGCATCAATTAGACTTGTTGATACCCATGCTGTATTAGGTTCAATCACATCAGGTAAAATTTCTGTATCAATAACATCAAGGATTTCAGCTAATCTATCTTGAGCAAAATCAGCTGCTTCAGCTGAACCGTGTGGTAGTGAATCGTCTTGAACTAAAACGTTACCTGGAGTTTTTGCCCAACCACTGTTATCGCCTTGCATAATGTTATCGACAATATCAAATAATCTTGTATATGCTGCGGCTGTTCTATCTTCGTTAATTTGTCCTGCCCAGGTGCCTAATGATCGGAAAGATCTTGCAGCAACAATAGTTTCTAAATTGCCGCCATAAGTTAAATCGTAGCGTAGAGCATCAATTACATATCCTACAACTACTTCAAAATCTGTGCGAGTTGAACCAGCAAATGTAGCACCAACAAATGGAGCAACGTTTCCAGCAATTTGTGCTAAAATCCATTCTGAAATTTCTCTAACAATAAAAGTTTTGTTACTAACTAATAGTCTACGGCCATTTAAGAAACCGCTACTGTATCCAGTTGGATCAGTTAAAGAAATAGCTGGTACACTGCCTAATCCGTTTAGTGTTATGTCTTTAATGATATCTGTTTTAGTTGCAACAACCGCAGTGTTTCCGCCTATATATCCGCCAAGGTATTTTCTTTGTTCAGTGTTACCTGACGTAGGAGTTATTGCATTATTTTGAATTAAATCAGGAACTAAGCTATTAATTCTGTTCAACGCACTAGTAGTTTTAGATTTATCATTTACAAGTATATCTATACCTCTTGCTGGTTGAATAATAGTACTTCTAAGCTCGTCGCCAACAACAGCAGTATACTCAGGTATTACAATAGGAAGTATTTCATTAAATGTACCAGTCTTAACACTAATTGTAGTTGCTGGTAAAATTTGTAAAGGAATAGCTGTAGATGAGCCTAATGTTAATGCTGTAGTTATGATCTGAATAAGATCTTTAGCTTTCTGAGCTGTTCCTAATTCTGATGTTAGTGTAGAATCAATTTGTTGTACAACACCAGATGTGCTACCATTAATAACTTGGTAACTGCTTGATGCAACATTATTGATTACATCTTCTAGAAGCTCTGCCATAAAATTGTAAGCTGCAATAGTTTGCGTAGTTTGTGCGCCAAAGTTATTTGTAATATAAGCATTACCTTCTTCGGTAAAGTACGTTTTAGCAGCATAGGTAGTCTTCATTGTGCCACCTCTTGAAATATCGTGCTTGATTGCTTCAACAATCATGCCGACATCTCTTTCACATTTAGTAGCATCGTAAGATAGCTTTAACGTCATAGTTCCGCTAGCAGTGTCAATTTGACGCAATGTTCCACCTGAAATGTTACTGATAGTAAATTCAGTTGTACTAATAATAGTTTTTACGTAGTAAACTGTGCCAGAAGTAATGCCACCAAACACTGTACCAGAAAATACAATTGGCATATTAGCTATTAGATTTTCAGTACTTGCAGTTGTAAATCTGTCAGTAGTTTGATCAGAAGATGTTATAGTTAACGTATATGTGTAATCTACCCATGCGCTAACTTCTTTCATTATGAACTGTTTGTTCATAGCAATAACTTGTTTAGCGTTTGGTGTTAGATAACCTTCTTCAACTTGTTTACATGCATATCGAAGAGTCTTCCATGGCTGATCAATAGTAGCACCTGCTAATGGGTATGGTAAATCGTTTCCTAAAGGACCTACATATACTAGGTTATTAATCAACCCATAGTTGGCCCAGATAGGTAACCCGTTGTCGCTACGTAAAACTTGACCATTGATACCTACTGGTAATCTTGTTGGACCGTTTGCACCCATGTATACTAGGTCGCCAGTAGTAGTTAAAATATTAACTTCTGAACCTGCTGTTAACAAATTCCAGTATGTACCGGTTAAATCTGCGTCAGGTTTATTACCACCTGAAGCAGTGTGTGCTAGTATACAAACATAACTGTTACCGCCGTAAGTTACAACATCACCTAAAACATAATCAGTATTAATGCTCCATGTTACAGATCCACCGCTAAATGTAAATGTTGCAATAGCACCTGTTGAAACTGTACTGACATTAATTGTCAAGTCGTTAGCTGGTGTAATACCTCCTAAACTACTTCCTAATATTTTTAATCGATCCCCTGCTGCATAATTAGCACCTTCAAATCCAGTAGCTAATGTAACTGCATAAACTGTTGCTGATCTTACAATATTAAATTTTGCACCTGAGCCTAACCCAGTAACAGTTATTGTTGATACTTCGTTGTAAGTTACAGGTACATTAGTCCATCTAAATCCGTGATTTAATAAGCCCCAGTATGTTTGATTAGTAACTACAGTACCTAAACTGTCTAATAACGCAACATAAGTATAACTTCCGTTACGAACAACGTCTCCAACTCTGTAATTTAATAAGGGATCATATTCTCCTCTAAAATTAAATCCAGTAACAAATACAGCCCAGTCTGTAGGATTTGCAGTTGGCTGTTTGTTAGTATGATTTGTTTTAGAAATATACGAATAGCCACCGTATGTTACAACATCACCAGGTTGATAGACTGTGGCACTATTCCATGAGTTTTCAAATTCAAAGCCTTCAACAAACACTTCCCATTTAGATTCATCAAATGTAGCTGAACTTGAGTGATATACTGTACATATCCATAAATTTGCACCGTACTTGACTAGATCATTTCTCTTATATCGAACAGTGCTTCCGCTCCAGTCGCCTAAATAAGTTAACCCGTTGTTAAAAGGATCCCATTTTAGATTATCTACTTCTAAACCTAAACTTGATGTAGCTGCACTTACGTGACCTAACTTACAAATATAAGTAGTTCCGCCATAGACAACAAAGTCATTAATCTTATATCGAGTGTTTGTAGTCCATGGTCCAACCCAATTAAATGCTTCTGCAAATAAATCCCATTTAGATAAATCGTTTTCTAAACCTAAGTATGCGGGAGGAGCATATGTGGCTGAAGTGTGTCCTGAGTTACAAATGTATATTAGAGCACCATACTTGACTACAGCACCTGGATTATAATATGTACTAGGAGTCCAATCTCCTAACCATTGTGTACCATCGGCAACAATATTCCATTTTGTAGGTATGGCATCTAAGTCTGTATCAAAACTGACAGCAGCAGTGTGATTAATCACACAAATATAACTTTTACCACCGTTGCTAATGACGTCATCAACAAGATACTGTGTACCTGTTGTCCACTGGCCACGCCATACAAATCTAATTCTACCTAATTTAAACTCAGCCATTTGCTTTCATCCTTTGATTTTATATTTATCTGAATAGTTATTGTCCGTTAGGAACACCTCTATCTGAAATTAGTGTTTTAAAGAAATAGGACAATGCCATTCCGTCGCCGTCTATCATTCCGTTTTCGCTTCCAGAAATATTTGCTTTGACCGGTATTTTAACCCGAGATCCTGGAGCTCCTTCAGGGACAGTACTTTGAATTCTGTCTGGACCACCAACCTTGACTGTACCAGCAGTTAATTCGCCAGTAAATGTATTCGATCCGCCCTGTGTTAATCTAGCAGATAGATACGATTTAATAGCCCTTTGTGTAGGAATAATAGTATTACTGTTAGCTGTAAATGTTTCATCTGTACTGAATTGTGTAATAATAACACTAGATCCACCGATACTAACACCACCGATACTAAGTTCATTTAAACCTTCTAGTCCAAACTGGCTAGCACTTAGAGTAACAATACCTGTTGCTTGTTCTACAGCAAAAAGTTCGCCAACTCTAAAGTTACCGTCTTGATCAGTTGAACTATAAAACACTCTACCATAGTTACTTTCCACAGTTTCATTTTGAGGACTTAGTAACGTTTCTACTGGAACTCCCGGGTAGTTAGATTCTTCAAAATTACCGTATCCTATATTCAAAAAGTCGTGATTAGTAAGTCTTGCTTGACTGTATTTTGTACGAATTGACACAACAGTTCCGTGAGCAGGACTTTTTCCTACAGTCATTTCGGGACTTATATCAATTTGTGCTAGAACTGTAGGAGGTGCTGTACCATCTAGTGCAATTGCATTAGTAACTTTATAAATGGTTGTATCAGTACCTATAGACAAATTATCACCTGGACTAGGTAGTCTAGTTAAATTATTAAAAATTAAACTAATACCAGTTTGGAAATCGTCTGCGTATCCATCTCCATATATGTCAATTGTTGTAGTTAACGTATTGTATCCCGATCCCCTGTTTACAAAAGTTGGGTCTGCTAAAGAACCAGAATTACGTAAAGGATCTACACTAGCTTTTACTGTTGCATTACTATCTGCTATAAACACGTCTGGGGCAAGTACATAATTGCCTCCTGGTTCCCATTCATTAATTTCAATAATTTTTCCGTTAGCAACTACTGGGCGTGCTTTAGCTCTTGCTCCTCCAGAAATAGCTTTAGAATCTGACAAGCCGTTTACTGTGATAATTCTTCCAGTACTGCCAGTAATGCCGTATGCTCCTACACCACAGCCTAATACTGCAACAGATCTAGTCCATGATAAACCATCTTCACTATAATATACTATTGATGTTGTAGGATCAGTGGCTACAAATAACCCGTTACCGTAAGTTAAAAATGCTCCTTGAATATTATACAATCCAGTAGACCATGTTATGCCATCAAAACTATAAATGGCTTTACTTAAGGATGAACTTATAGCAACAAATCTACCATTACCAAAAGCAATTGCAGACCAAGTGTCTGAACGAGGAAGAGTTATTGATGTCCAAGTTGCGCCGTCAGAACTTCTAGCTCCGGTAGCTGAACCAGTAGCTACAGCAATAAATTTATCTTTGCCGTATACTACCCCTCTCCACGATTGAGATGATAAACCTGAACCTGCTAACCACGAGGATCCGTTAGTTGATGAATATGCCACTGTAGCAGAATTATTAGTAATTGCTACAAAATATCCGTTTCCATACGTTAAGTAAGTCCATGCTGCATTAGCTGGTAAATCACTTGATTTCCATGTAGCTAAATTGCTATTTGAATACAATACTCTAGAACCAGCTCCGCCAGAGTTTCCGCTTGCCATAATTACCCAGTAATTGTTTCCGTATGCTATTCCAGACCAGGTTGCTGTTCCGCCCGGGGGTAACGGCAATTCAGTTGTTGTCCAGTTAAGTCCTGTATTAGATACAGCCAATGTAGTACCAGCTGCTGGTAGTGCTGCAAAATTTCCTTTACCAAATGCAATGTCTTGATATGTAGCAGCTGGATCTAGTTGAGTGTATACTGAAGAACTTGTAACAGAAAAATCTGGTTTTTCATAGTATACTCTAGGTTCAATAGTGTAACTAGATGTTGAATCAAACGTAATAGCTAACGTAGTGCCTGCATTAATATGATCCCACCCTACCTCACCAACTTGCATTGATCCTGTTCCGTTAGTGATCTGCACATCAGTTACTCCGCCAGATGTTGCAGCAACTGTAAATGTAGCCGGAACACTAGTAGTATCTATAGTTCTAACATAATAAGTAGTTCCTTGACTTATGCCTCCTATTAATGGTACTGTAAATGTGCCAGTCATGTTAGGACCTGCATCAGCTTCTAATACTTCTTTGCTTGAGGTTGTTGTACCAGTCATTGCTCCTGTTGCAGCAGTTAAAGCAACGTCTGCTCCTGCTGCTCTAACAATTACTTCTCCTACACCACTAGTTAAACTTACAGGAATATTAGTAAATCGACTGTAACCAGTCATTGTCCCGCTAGCGGTTGTCATTGTAACAGTAGTGCCAGTTCTTGCTACTAGAGTTCCTGTTCCTGCTGTTAATGTAACTGCTGATCCGCCGGGAGTGGTACTAATTGTAAAATCTATAGCTGAGTTAACAGCAGAAATATAGTATATTTGTCCCGATACAATTCCTCCAAACGTATCTCCTCCAAATATGATCGGATTGTTTGCTTGAAATCCAGCAGTAGAAGAAACATGTATTAAGTTAGATAATGGTGCTGTTTCTGTTGCTATTACAGAAGTAACTAATCCTGATATAGTAAATTCTGTAGGAGATAAAATTCTGTTAACGTAAAAAGTCACTCCATCTACTAAAGGTCCAATAGTAGTTCCTCTAAACACAATCGGATTTAAAGGAGTTAAATTAGTTGTTGAACCGCAAGTAATTGCATTGTTAGTATCAGATGTTGCAGTTACGTTTACGGTTAATAACGTAGACGTATTGCTTATAGAGAAAGTAGTTCCGTCATTAACATAATGAATGTAATAAGTTTGATCATTAACTAGACCGCCAAATGTTGGACCAGTAAATACTACAGGATTACCTATTTGAAATCCAGTTGTACTTGTTACTGTAATTAAATCACTAGACTCAACACTTGCTGTTGCTGTAGTTGAAATGATTGTATCTGTAAGAGAAATTGTACTAGGGCTAGGAATATTCTTAATATAATATTTTACTCCGTTAGTTAATCCCCCTATAACATCTGTAAATTTAATAGGATTTAAACTTACTAAATTACTAGTATTATCAACAGTTATTAAATTAGTGTTAACTGCTGTGGCTGTTGCAGCTATAGTTACTAAAGATTGCGAAATTGTAAATAAATTTGCTCCAAAAATATCGTTAATGTAATATGTTTGGCCAGCCACAACATCACTTAGCACATTGCCAGTAAAAAATATAGGCAAGTTAATTTCCATATTTGTAGTGCTACCGCTTAGATAGCTAGTATACGCTGGAAAGTTTAACTGCATGTCTCCTGATGCATTATTGAGAAATACTACAGAGCCCCCTAACGTAGTAGAGACTTGTATATTAAATTCATCAATAATATTAATAATGTAATATGTAAAACTATCAGTAACACCGCCATATGTAGTTCCGCTAAAATTAACAGGCATTCCTAATATAAGTTTAGCTGTAGAAGTAACTACCATTCTATTTTGTGTTCCGCCTATAGTATTAAGTACATTAATATCGTCTTGCGAAATACGATCAATATCGATTTCATAATGTGTAGGAACAAACTGAACTGGTTGATCTATGTACAAAGTATAAGGATCGGTAGATAATGATAGACTAAACTTATCAGTAGCTGCATCAGTTGTTGTAACTTCAAGCTGACTAAAAGATTCTTTTAGTACCGTTGCTTCTTTTATTAAAGGATCATAAAAGCTAATAGTTCCATACTGTCCTGCACCTAAACCGTTATTGACAAATAAACGCATGCCTAAATAGGGCTTTTCCCCTGTTGTATCAGATGCTGCAATAGTAAGAGTACTAGCACTACCTGATTGAGCGTTATTAGCTACAAAAAGATAATTTGTTCCTCCGGTTATACCATCGACTTCTAAAACACGAGTCTTATAAACAGCAGAGCTTCTAGTTTCATTTGCAACTAAACTAAGATTTGATCCAGGACCTTTAACAACAAAGTTTGCATTTGCTGTATATCTGTGTCCGGTTGTGCTTAAATAAAACCCTAAGGTATTTCCTAGTTCGAGTTGAGCGCCGAACATAAAACTGTAACCTGTAATTGAACTTAGTCCTTTAGGATATAATCTTACAGTAAGTGTGTTGTTTAAAGCAATACTATCATAACTTACAAAAGACAATCTGATCCACCCATTACTATTTGACACTGGGGTAGCATTAAAAGTAATCGGAACAAGCCCTGCAGAGATAGATCCTGGAGTTATAGTGTTTAAATCAAAATTATAACTTATAGTGCTTCCGGTTGTTTGAGTTCCACTATATTCTAACTGAACATCAAACGTTGGAGAAGTTCCCTTTTTAATAAAAATACTAAAATAATACGGTTGAGTAGCACCGCTTTGAACTGTACCAGTTGACGATATTGACGTAATTGTAGTACCGGACAAACCAGTAACTGTAATAACTAAATCGTTAGCAGGACTAGTTCCGCCTAATTGTGTGCCTAATATTCTTATCTGGTTACTAACAACGTATCCAGAACCGCCGGCATTAATTGTTACAAGATAGGTTGTACTAGATACTATAACATTAAACGTAGCACTAGTACCTGATCCAGTTATGTTTATACCAGACAGAGCTGTATAACTTGCTCCCGACGGGGTGATTGCGGTTGATGTTGAAACTGATCCAGTTGCTCCAACAGCACTAGTTCCTTCTGCTAACCATCCGTCGGTTGTTCCCATAGGGGAAGTAATTGATTGCACTAATGTTAAATTACCATCTGTACTCCAGCCGTTACCTCCTCCAGTAGTAGTAAAACTATTGCTGTAACGAATTAAATTAGTTACTTCGTTAAAATAGTTTTGACCGGCATGATTGTATTGAATTTTTAAAATCTCTGCTTCAGCGCCTAGAGAACTAAACGGGGTAGCTTGAGCTTCAAAATATTGATTGTTTACCTGTCCAGAAATAGGAACTTCACTAGTATCAAATCCTTCAGCAACTACACCGAATGTTCCGTATGAGCTATTACCATTAGTAGCACGAATTCTGCCACCAGACTCTGCAAAATATCCTGCATAAGCATAGTATGAGAAAACAGAAACTGCTTCACATAATGCATCAGTTCCTGTACACCATATACCGATTCCGTCTGAAATAATTTGTGTAAAGTCGTTACAAACAATAGACTTATTACCGCCATTATGATACGAGCCGTCAATTTTTAATCCAGTTGCTCCGCGGCCAAAGGTTGATACGTTTTGAATATACGGGCTTTTTCTATAGATCCAGGCACTAGTATCATCTTGATTTGCTCCGATATCTAATCCAACATAAAAGCCGCCAGTTGGTCTTCGAGTTAGATAAAGGTTTTCATCTGTAAGGCATCCTAGTAGGCCAGACAGAGTCATGTTTCTTATACCAGTACCGTTTTGGCATCTAAACATATCTTTAAGTGCATCACCACCATAGACATACATTTGACTGGTGAAGTTACTAAGGGGCACAGGTAATCCGTTTGCTGTTGTACTTACAGAAAATTCAGTATCTGTAATTGAACTTCCAAGAACATAATACGTTGTTCCTCTAGTTACGCCCCCGAATACACTATTCACACCGTTGACTGAATAAATCGAATCAAACTGAACTGGTGTTCCTGCGGTCATTCCAGCTGTACTGCCAACTCTAAATTTATTTGTTCCTGCAAAAGATCTTGTTACTAAAGAATTGATAATAACTTTAGGATAAACTACAACTCCACGTAATTCGTCTCCATTTAAGGCAGTGTTTGCAGGAACTACAATAGGTAATTCTTCTCTATAAGTACCGGTCTTTACTTGAATAGTTGCAGTTAGTCCAGAATTTTCTAGCGGTATCTCTGTAGAATCTCCTGATCCTAGAGCAGTAGTAACAATAGTTTTAAAAGAATCGATGTCAGTTAAAGATTGTGCTGTTAAACTAGGGCCAGATTGTTGTACAATAGGAGAAGAAATACCATTTAAAGTTTGGTATAACGGACTCACAGAATTACCCGAAGCAATAATATTAATTAATGTAAAAATTCTGTTTATAGTTGCAATATAGTAATTAATTTGTTGTGCTACTTCAGTAGTTGCATATTTGTATCTTGCAACTTTATCAAAAAACGCTAATGTAAACGCAATAGTTTGACTATTACCGCCTCGAGCTAAATCATATATTACTGCATCAACACAATATTTTGTGTCACGTCTAGTTTTTTCTTCATCGAGAGATAGCCCTGAAACATTGAACGGTGAAATACTATTAGCAATTTGATAGACTTGCCATTGCCATGCTTCTTCTTCAATAAAGTTTCTATTATTAAGAAGTAAAACTTTTGCATTTGGATTACTTAGGCCTGCACTTATACTGTCACATGCATACCTAATACTGCGCCACGGATTATCCCATGTGGTTCCACTATCTGCACTATCTGTTCCGTCGGGCGTTACATAGTACACTTTAGGTGTTTGTAAGAAATTTGACCATGTAGGAACACCGTAAATTGATTTTAATAAGTATCCTTCGGATCCTATCGGCAAGGCAATGTTATTTCCTTGACTGTTGACAATAATATCTCCTAAATCATTAAGAACGTTATTTCTATCATGATTTAAAAATATTACCCAGTTAACGTTATTTGTATCTTGATCTGGTCTGTTAATAAGAATGCTTGTATGATTTTTAATGCATCTATAAGTTTTATTAATATAAACAACAATGTCGCCTACTAGATAAGGTTGACCGTTCGCCCAGCGATTGCGCCAACGAATACCTTGAGTAATTAATTCCCAGTTAGCAGTATCTACACCACTAAAAGTAAGTGTTGCTCCGTTTGTTATTGTTGAATACGGTGCTTGACTAATTTTAAGGGTAGTATTATCAACAATACTGTCAATATATTGCCCTTTACTAAACCCTAAACCAGAAATAAACATACCAGGAACAAGGTTGGTTGTTGAGGCAACTTTGAGTGTCCTGCCTGAGCTACCGGTAGCGGTATAAGTAGTTGTTACTGAATTGTCAGTAGGACTTTCATTAATATTATCTTGAACAGCTTGATATAAAGAACCGCCGTGTCTAACAACACTGCCAATGTAGTAAGTTGTAGAATTTTGCCAACCGTCTAAAAATCTATATCCTATAGTTAATAATTCCCATGCTGGAGTAGAATCGTCTGCTGCATCTGGTGGAATTAAATTTGTATTATTAACAATACGATTTATATAACTATAACCGCCATACATAACAATGTCGCCGAGTTGATATGTAATTGCTGAATTCCATGTATTCTCATATTCCGCACCAGGTATCCATAACAACCATGCTTTAGTTGAGTCGTCGGTATCAATAGTCCCGTCAAATCCAGAACTTGAAGTGTGATTAAATTGACAGATCCAAAGACTTGAGCCGTACTTTACAATATCGTTTTGTTTGTACTGGATACTATTAAGATTCCATTCACCTTTAAATTCTATACCTTCATATTGAACATCCCATTTAGTGTAGTCAGGAAAATAGGCAGGGTTAGCTAAATGATCTACATTACATTTATATACAATGCCGCCAAATTTTGCAACGTCCCCTTTATAATAAAATGTTGATGGTGTATAGACATTTACCCAGCTACTATCAACGGCTACATACACTTGCCACTTAGTAGGATCAAATGTAGTAGTACTAGTATGATTAGTAATACATTTGTATACAGTTCCTGAATACAAAACAATATTTGATATTGTGTATGCTGTTGTTGGAGTCCACTCGCCAACCCAACTTTGACCGTCAAGCATCAGTGTCCAGTAAGGTTTTACTTCTCCGCTAGGTTCGATATTAAAGTAGTCGTCGTAAAAGTTACTTGAAGTATGTGGTACTATACAAACATATGTTTTACCATCGAACGCTGCTACAGCGTCTCTGTTGTAAAAAGTTGCAGTAGCCCATATTCCCCTCCAGGTGTAACGTAGTCTACCAATTTTAAATTCTTGAGCCATTTGTAACTTTCCTTATTAGCTAACGATCTGTAAAGGATCGTAAACATAGTTTTGATTAATTCTCACAATTAATTCACCGTTTGTATTGATATAATAAAATGCTAGTTTGTTATCCCAACGATATTGATCCCATTGTAAGTTTGTATACGGTCTAGAATGGTCTTCTTCTAAACGACCATCAAAAAAATCAACTCCGTATTCAAAGTCAGGGTAATCATTTTCAGTTAAACCAGAATTGTTTACTGTAACTAAACCCGTATCAGTAAGCTGATCTATTTTAGCAAAATATAATGTGCCTTCTTCGTCTCTTCTTAGTGCATAGAAATATCTAGGATTACCTTCTCCTAACAAATTCCCCATACTAGCATCAATACCTACATAATACATAATCTTATTCCTTAAATTAATTCAACATAACTGATAATAACATCTAACGAGTTAGAAATATTAGCTTGTATAAGTAGTGCATTATTTTCAGCTAAAATTAATTTTTCTCCCCCGTTAATCAATCTCAAACTACTGTTGGCAGGCACCATCATTTGATGACAATAAAAACCTTGCGTAGAGCTGTCATCTTGTACAATAACATCGAGTAAGACAATACTACCAGTTAAGTTTGCAAAACTCATACCAATTAGAGTCATGCGATTATTTGCTGCTGTTTGTAAAGCAGTAACTTGTGTAGTACCTAATTCATTAATAACTTTATTTCTAAAAAATGATGCCATTTTGTTTTATCCAAATATAATTGCACTAACAATACCAATATCTTGTGCTTCAGCAGCAGATACACCACCGCCGGCTCCTTGTCCAGCGCCTACCCATAATGCTCCATCCCAAATTTCTACACGTTGATCTGTAGAATTGAAGCGCATCATACCAACATCAAATAGTGCAGGACGCTGTTCTGTAGTACCCACCGGAATTACAAAGCCTCCAGTGCTATTAATCTTTACATAACCGCTGCCTGTTTGATTAAACAAGGTAATGCTATTATTTACTGTATTTGTAATCAGGTTTGATCTAAAACTAAAATTACCTATACGTAAAGCACCAGAACCGTTAGGGCTTACAATTAAATCAGTGTTTGTCGGTGTTGTTGAAATTACATTATTATCAATATTAATGCTATCAACATCAACTGCTGTTACGTTAAATCTAGAACTATTTAAATCTGCTACTTGAACACCATTAACTACAAATCTAAATGTATTATCGTTAGCACCGGGTGTTAACTCTGCTGTAACATAAGTGTTACCATCTGCGTCTTCAACACCGTCAATTCTAATCCAATTTGTACCGTTATAACCTTCGTATCGATTTAGCTGATTGTTAAATCTAACCATACCAGCAGCTGGTGTTAAAGGTCTATCCCCTGTAGCACCTACTGGTATTTTTAAACTTTGTGTAGAATCAATATTAACAATACCTGTGCCGTTTGGCTGTATTACTAAATCAGATCCTGTGTTAATTCTAATTACATTTTCTTGTACATCAAACTGTTCTAACTGAATATAACCTGTACCTGCGGCCAATAATTGTAAATTGCTGTTAGATTGCGTTGTTCTAATTGTATTTCCGCTGATTAAAATATCACCGGTACTATAAGAACCGGATGTTATTTGTCCGCTGTTAACAATATTAGTTGACGTAGTTGTTCCAGTAACAGATAAGTTTTGATTAAGTTGAACATTATTAGTTGGTACTGTTACCGATCCGGTTCCTGCTGCGCTAAGTACAAGATTGTTATTACCTATAGTAGTTTTAATTTCATTCTCAGCAATTCTAATGTCTTCTAACTGTACATCATTAGTTACAGTCAAATTGCCAGTTAAGTTATAATTACCGGTTTGATTTACATTTCCCGTTCTAGTAGTATTGCCAACATGTGTCAATGTTCCGGTAATGTTAGTAGCTGCTAGTGTACTTAGACCTGTTACATTGATAGTCTTGCCTAACACAACATCGTTGTTAGGCATACTGATAATACCTGTACCGGCTGCTTCAATAACCAAATTACTGTTTGTTATTGTTGTAGTAATAACATTTGTATTAATTCTAATGTCACCTGTAGTAAACACAGATGATGTAATTGTTCCGCTGTTGGTAACATTACTAGTTGTTGTTAATCCAGTTACAGTTAATGTTTGGTCCATTTGAACATTGTCTAATGGAACATAAATTCTACCAGTACCTGCTGCTTCCAGTCTAAGGTCATTATTGCCAATTGTAGTCTCAACTGTATTGCCACTAATTTTAATATCAGTAAATTGTACAACATCGCTAACTGTCAAACTACCAGTAATACTAGTATTGCCGGTTTGATTTAGATCGCCAGTTTGTGTTACATTACCAACATGTACTACTGTTCCATTAATGTTTGTATCTAATAGATTAGTTGTACCATTAACGGTTAAGTTATTATCAATCTCAACATTATCTTGAGGTACATAAATTCTACCAGTACCTGCTGCACGTAATTCAAGATCCGCATTGCCAGTTAGTGTAGTAATGTAATTTGTTTCAATCTTAATATCGCCTATTGTTGCTGTAGACGATGTAATGCTAGTGTCGACTGTTAAACTACCGACATCTAAATTACCTAAAACTGTTAAATCTTGATCAAACTGTACGTCACTAAATGGAACATAAATTTTTCCAGTGCCAGCAGCATCAAGAGTTAAATCACTATTGCTTTGTGTAGTTTCAATAGTATTGCCACTAATTCTAATATCAGGAAACTGTGTCCAACCAGTTATTGATAAATTACCAGTTAAGTTAATGTTACCGGTTTGTGTTACATTACCGGTTTGTGTTACATTGCCCGTTTGCGTAATGTTTCCAACAATTTCTGTATTCTTTAAGTAGGTAGTACCGTCAACTGTTAAATTTTGATCAAACTCAACATTATTTCCTGGAACATAAATTTTTCCAGTGCCACTTGATTGTAATATTAGATCTGAGTTACTAGCAAATGTTGTAATTGTGTTTGTGCTAATTCTAATGTCACCGCTGTCTAATTGTGTAGTAAACAGAGTTTTCCATCTTAGTAAATTTGTACCTAAATCATAAGTAGCATCGAGTTTAGGTAAAATATCACTATTAACACCTGCTATAAATTTAACAGTATCGGTATTTTGATTACCAATTACAACATTGCCGCCAACTGTTACATCACCTGCAACATCTAAATTTCCTGTAATATTTACGTTACTGTTTAAATTAATTAAGTTACTAGCAGCGTCAATGTTAAAATCTAACGATAAAGTTTCAATAGTATTATCACTGATTCTAAAGTCGCCAGTTTCAATTTTAGTAGCGTCAATGTAAGTGATATTTCCGCCGCCATCATCAAAAGTTAAACTTGTTCCAATAGTAACATCTGAGTTTGTAAAGCTAACTTCACCAGTTGCTTGATTAACATAGAATAAATCACCAACTCTAAAATCACCTTTGTGATCTACGCTGTTGTAATAAATTTTTGCACGATTTAATTCTACAACTTCGTTAGCTTGTATAACTGTGTTAGGATCGTTTGTAGTTTCTTTGCCATTACCAATGTAGGCTAAGTTTTGTCCAATTAGGTAGGCAATAACGCCATCGCCATCGCCATAGATACCATAGTTGCCATAGACAGCTGCTGAGCCAATTGATCGAACTTCTGCACCAAAGTCTGAGTAATCAGCAACGGCTAAGTCGGTTGTGGTGCCTCCAGCTGAACTGCGGATATCTACAAAAGTCACACCATCGTCAACAATATTTGTGCTATTGTTTAAGCCGTTAAAATGTAATAATAGAACAGCAGAAGTATCACCTAAAAATGCAGTTGATGGTACTGTAAAATTGCTAGTATATCGAGGAATATTTTTAGTAATTCTTAGATCGTCAATGTATCCGGTAAATGCAAAATTACCGTTAGGGTCAGCGCCAACTCGAACTCCACGCTGTGGGTAATTATTAGCATCTGTATAAGTTGACCCTACTTGAACACCGTTAATAAATGCCTTAGTAGATCCTGAAGATTTAGCAAGAACAATATGAGACCAAGTATTGATAGGAACACTGCCTACAGGGCCTATTCTATAATTGCCGTTGTAATAAAAATACAGAGCGTCAATGTCACTTAAGCCGATGATAATGCCATTGACGTCTCCACTGCTAGATCTTAGATCAAATAGTGTCCTGTATGTTCCTGTAGTAGTTGGATATACCCAGGTCTCTAAACAAAAATCTCCAGTACCAAATGCAAAATCTGCTTGACTTGCTAGGGAAACATAATCTCCAGTACCATCTAATGCTAAACTAGCTGTACCAAATTTTTTCTGCGCTGTACTTAACTTTGCATTGCCTGCTACTGTTACTGTCTTAGGAGCACGATCTTCGGGAATTTGAAATCCTACCACTTTTCCTGTTAGATTGATCCAGTCGCTATCAATACTATCGATAGTTCCAGAAGCTAACACAGTAGTTCCGTCTGTGTCGTAGTAACTAACTGTATTACCTACTGCCCATGTTCCTGTTCTAGTAGCAACTGGTAATTTTAATCTAGTTAAGCCAGATCCAGCAAAGCCTGTTGATCCGCTAGTTAGATACATACTCCTATTTGAGAAATATGTAAACGAGTTTAGCCATTCAATTCGTACACCGTTCGTAGCTACAATAGTGTCAACGCCTGGACATAAGAACGTTACGCTATGGAACAGCATACTAGCTTCTTTACTAGCTGCATTAACTACACTACCATCAATGTAAGCACCTTTACCAGCATCACCACTAGCAAAACCTCTAGGGTCGCTTAGTGTCAGTGTAGTACCTTTAGTAAGAACTGTTATGTTACGAACATATGGGCTACGACTTGTTACAGTCATACCTGTAGCAAATTTAAACGCATAACCAGGACTATAAAAATCTGCTATGGTTAAATCTTCAACAGTAGTTTCACCGTTTAGTAAGAAAGCATCTGCACCTGTAGTTGTTGAGTCTGGAATAATTTTAACAGCTCGAATACCAGAACCTTTAACAGTTACTCCTGCTGGAACAGTTAATGGAAATAATTCAGTATAAGTGCCTGGATAGATATAAACAGTATCACCTGCACTAGCTAATGTTAACGCATGTTTGATTGTAGCTACTGGGTCGTTTTGATGTTCACCTAAATTTGTGTCGCTACCGTTCGACGCAACATAATATATATTGCCTTGAACTAAGTTTAGTGTAACACCGTCAATAATAGCAGAGCCTGTGTCGATAGCATCAGCGTAGATGTTATTAACCCACAAGTCTTTCCATCTAAAACTAGAATTTCCTAACGTGTAAGTATTATTAATGTTAGGTATAATGTTACTAGCAATATCGGCATTTATTGTAATGTTATCCGTATTTGCATCACCAATTGTGATGTTTCCGTCTGCACGAATATTTCCCGTAGCATAGATATCACCATAAACATTAGTGTTAGCAAAAATTTCTAAAGATCCAGTACCAGCTGGATTAATTATTAAATTTGTATTGCTAGAGTTTGTGCTGATTACGTTATTTTCAATATCAATACTATCAACACGTAGTTTATTTTGATATGTTATTAGATCACCAGTACCGTTTGTAAGATTTAGTGTACCAGTATTGCTGGTGATTGTTTCACCAGTGATAGTTAAATCTCCAATATTAGCTGTACCGCTAACACGTAGATCTGTTGTTTGGGTAGTTCCGTTTACGTCTAGCTCGTAGGCAGGATTTGTTTTCTTTATACCTACTCTGCGATTTGTTACGTCTAAGTGTAGCAGGTCATTGTCAAATGTTAAATCGTGGCCGTTGCGAGTTAGATTTTCTTTTAGAAGTTGACCAGAAATACGACCAAGCTGACTCATGCGCTCTCCTTAGACCCCGTGTTACACGGTTAACCTAGTTTGGATCAAGTCCGCATCCCGAAGGCTCTTTGCTGGTTTACCACAGTTTAACCATACGAAAATCGGTCATTTTCGTAATCACAAGTATTTAGCCGTTTTGGTTTTTAGCCTAGTATAAGAGCCCAAAGATTAGTTACATCTTCAACTTCTTCACCTGTAAGCGTTGTACCAGAATCTCCCTGGAATGACTGATATTGAGTACCATTGAAAACTTCTGCCTGTTCGTCTTCATTGTTCCAACGAATATCTCCAGTTTCAGGATTTAATGGACGTTGGCTAATATCACCTGCAGGAATAACTAGTCCACCTGTGCCAGCGAACTGTATGTAACCAAATCCGGTATTTTGTAGTATTAAAGGTTGTGTAGTGTTTAAATTATTAAACTGATTATTTCGAACACCTAAGTCGTCAATTTTAACCTGACCTGTTCCATTAGTAGTAAAGAAAATATCAGAATTTAAAGACTGTGAGCTAATTGTATTTCCGTTAAACAGTAAATTATTATCAGTAGATAACCCGTTTAAATTAATGCCTGTGCTAGAAATTGTTGCTGACGGAATTAAATTAGCTACAAAGTTAAGTGTGTTATTTGTAGGATGAGCTGTTAAATTTGTTCTTTGATCTGCACTGTATACTCCGCCAAAAGTAACTTTTGCTCCACTATAACCGTTGAATAGTGTTTCGGTAGTATTAAATCTTAAATCTGCTTGCGCTAGTGTAGGACGTTGGGCATTAGTACCAGTTGGTATTTTTACTGCACTTATAGTATTAAAAATTATGTTGTTTGTTGTACCTTGTATGACAACATTTTCATTTCCTGTAGTAGTGCTTATTGTATTATTGTCAAATTTAATGCGTTCTAGTCTAGGACCGCCTGTTAATTCTCCAGATAAAACTAAATTACTATTACTTTGAGTTGTAGTAATATAGTTGTCTTGAATTAGTATATCGTTATTAACAAATTTTTCTGAAGTTATTAACGCACTATTACTAATAGTAACTGTGCTTGCTAATCCTGTAACTGTTAATCCTTGCCCCAGAATTAAATTATCATTGATAATAACTGCTCCAGATCCTGCGGCACGTAATTCTAAATTACTATTAGAATTTACAGTTGTTATTTGATTATTAATGAAGTTAACATTTTCAAAATATGCGTCGTTACCTACTGTTAAGTCTCCAGTAAGTACAAAATTTCCAGTTTGAGTATTATTACCTGTTTGTACTGTTGCACCAACATGCTGTAATAATCCATTTATTGTTGTATTTTTTAATGTGCTAGATAATGTTACTGTAAAATCCTGACCTAACACTAATGGATCTAATGGCATGCTAATCGTACCGGTATTATTAGCCAGCAGTACTAGATCACTGTTTGAATTTGTTGTTCTTAAATTGTTATCATAAAATTCAATGTTACCGTTGTAGAATATATTTGAAGTAACAGTATTAGAATTTGTAATGTTATTAGTAAAGACGTTATTAAAAGTAGCTGCTTGTTCAAATCTTGTAGGACTAATAAATTTAACTACGCCTGACCCTGCTGTCTTAAATTCTAAATCGCTATTTGATCTAGTAGTTACTAACCTATTGTTGATGAATTCAATGTCGCCAAAATCTACATTACTTGATACTGTTAAATCTCCAGTAATAATTTGATTACCAATTTGTGTAGTTGTGCCTGTTCTTGTAATATTTCCTGTATAATCTAGTAATCCTGTAATATTTGTATTATCTAAATTTGCAGTGTCATTAACCGTTAAGTTTTGATCAAACTCAACATTATCAACTGGTACATAAATTCTACCAGTGCCTGCTGCTCTTAATTCTAGATCACTATTACTTACAGTAGTTTGAATAATATTTGTGCCGATAGAAATATTATTATTTGAATATGTTTGAGCAGTTGTTGATGTTGTTACTGAAGCAATAGATCCATCTAATAATCCTTCTACAACAAAATCATTAATAACCTGTACATCTGAAAATGGAATGTAGATTCGACCGGTACCTGCTGCATCTAGTACTAAATTAGCATTGCTTGATGAACTTGTTATACTATTTCCAGTAACTAAAACATCATCATACAATCCGTTACCATTAACAGTTTGATTACCTATTTGAGTATAATTACCAGTTGTTGTGTCCCCAGTTCTTTGTATATTTCCAGCTTGAAGTAGAGAACCAATTAGAGAAATATTTTTTGTGTAGCTAGTTCCGTTAACAGTTAAGTTTTGATCAAACTCAACATTATCAACTGGTACATAAATTCTACCAGTGCCGTCGGCTCTTAATTCTAAATCAGCATTTGAATCTAGTGTTGTGATTACATTATCAGAAACTTTTAAGTTACCGATATATGAATCAAAAACAATTACATCATCCCAACGCTTAGTACTGTTTCCTAAACTGTGAGTATTATCAATAATTGCACGTAGCCCGTAATCAACAGGTGCAACAAATTCTACAACATCGATAAATGCATTACCAATTGTAAGCATACCGTCAACTGTAAAATCTCCAGTAATATCTATATCATTAATTGCTGTAACATTATTAGTAGTGTTTAGTTCATTAGTTGCCGAATCTAAATTAACATCACCGTATATACTGGATAAAGTATTACCACTAAATCTAATGTTGTTTACTAAAACTTCAGTAGCATCGATAACAGTTTCGTCTGTTCCGTTGGCAAGAGTAATGCTAGTAACACCTCCTGCACCAACTCCTATACCGCTAATAGTTACACGACCGGTTTCGAAACTAACTCCAAACGCATCACCTACTTTGAAATTGCCCTTGTTATCTAAACTTTGATAATATATTTTTCCGCCACCTAGTTCAATAGTCTCGTTGGCCGATATATTAAGACTGGGATCGTTGGTAACATCTTTGCCTGCACCAATGTAGGCAAAGTTGTGCTGTATCAAATACATCAATGTACTTGCACCGCTAGCTTCGGCACCGTAGTTACCGTAAACGCTAGCTGAACCGATTGATCTTAATTCAGCACCAAATCTAATGCCCAGGCTAGCTAGTCCAAGTGTGCCTTGCGTAGCATACAAGCCTCTGTTGGCAAAGTAGCTAAAAGAGTTTAACCATTCAACACGCACACCGTTGGTCATTACTAGTGCATCAACGCCCGGAGTAATAAATGTTACACTGTGGAACAACATTGATGCTTCTTTGCTAACAGCAGTGGCTAAACTTCCGTCAACTTTGGCACCTCGGCCTGCATCTCCGCTAGCGAATCCTCTTGGATCATCTACTGTAATTGTTGTGCCTTGTGTTAATACTGTGATATTTTGAACGTAAGGACTACGACTTGTTACAGTCATACCAGGAGCAAAACTAAATGCATAACCTGTGTCGTTAACACTGTCGTAATAAAAATTCTTAATAGTTAAATCACTGACTGTAGTTTCGCCGTTAAGCAAAAATATATTTTCGCTAGTAGTTGTTGAGTCTGGTATAATATTAACTGAGCGTAGGTCAAATCCTCGAACACTAACTCCTGCTGGCACAGTCAAAGGTGTAATTTCAGTGTATGTACCTGGATAGATAAAAACTGTATCACCGGCGGTGGCTTCACTAAGTGCTTTGGCAATGGTAGCAAATGGACCGCTTTGATGGTCGCCAACGTTGCTGTTGCTGCCATTAGCGGCAACATACCATATGTTACCTTGACGTAGTGCTAGGTTAACACCGCCTGACAACATTTCTAAAGATGTTATTTCTTCGCCGTTTACAAGTTCAGGGTATACTGTGTTCCAACGCTTTAAGTTAGTACCTAAATTATAAAATTCATTTTGATCAGGAATAATATCGGTATTAATGTCTGCTAAAAAAGTTACATTATCGGTGTCTGAGTCACCAAATATAATATTACCGTCTAAGGTAATACTGCCTGTAGCAGTTAAATTTCCAGTAATGTTTGTATTACTTTGAATCTCAACAGTGCCAACACCGTTAGGCCTAAGTTCTAAATTTGAGTTACTTTGTAAAGTAACAATACTGTTGTTGTCAATACTAATGTTATCAGTTCTAATATTATCTGCAAAAACATAAGTTGAAGCAACTAAGTTTAAATTATTTTGACTAATAATACTATTAGCAACAAAATCTAAATTAAAACTGGTAATGCCATCTATACTAGTGGTATTAAAATTTGTACTATACATTTCACCGTTAACAAATAACGGTTTACTAGTTATATCAGTATTAATGCTAATGTATCTTGAATTAACATTTAGATATAATAAGTCTGTATCAAAGGCAAGATCTGTGCCTTGACGTGTAAGATTGTCTTTAAGAAGTTGACCGCTGATGCGACCTAATTGTGACATAGTAAGCTCCGATCAAATATTTATCGGACTATTACTGATCAAATTTATGGAAGATGTAGATATATTTTGTTGTAGGTACAGCAGTTGCAAATTGTAAATATGTTTCGTTTGCACCAAGGGGACCGGTTGGTTGTTGTATCACTGTAAAGTTTTCGCCTGCACCAGGGATTTGAAATACGTTTTCAACTATTACAATTAAATTTTTAGCTATTTGTGCAGCATCCCAGGTTACACCAGCTTGCTGAGTATATGTAAAAGGATCTGGTGTTAGCGGGCCAAACACAGTAGTGCTATCATCGCCTGGTCCTAATTTTTGTACAACTATGCCATTTGGTTCTTGAAACCTTACTCGACGCCATGCACCGCCTTGACGGAACTCAAACTCTCCGTGTGGAGTGTTTAAATCTGTATTGTACCTAATCATGCCGTCAACTGGACTTGCTGGTTGATCAGCAGTAGCACCTTTTGGTACTAGTAGATTATTAGTAGTATTCATTATAACAGAGCTGTCTGTTCTAACAGCTACTCTGTCATCATAAATTGCTCTACGATTAAGTGTTAATGTTTTTAAAAAACGCATCTTAGTCCGCCAATGTACTCACTGT